GTCTATTAGTGACATTCTATCAAAGGTCACGAACCCTGAGAAAAATAACCTTGGGGTCGACATTGCGGAATTACTTACCGCGGGCGGTGCCATCGCTGGTATCGCCGAGATGTTTAATCCAGGGACTATCCTTGAGCTAGCTCAAGAGGTCTCTAAGATGAACGCTCGTGGCATTGCGAAAGGTGCGATTTCTCTTCACCTTCAAGCAATTTATGGTTATTTACCATTCTTTGATAGTCTCATGAAGCTGGTGTTCTCGCTCGCCCACTTTGATTACTGGGCAAACAATTTGAGCAGAACACAAAAGGTATCTTTCAAACGTATCTACAATGCTGAGTCCTCTGACTCTCTCCGTACTAATGTCGGAGGGGCTAATTGGTATTGGCAAAGTATTGCGTGTGAGTACCAACTTTCCGTTACTCGGCGCTATCATGCTACCGTGTATTTGGACAAAACTTCATTCAATCCGATTGAGAAGTTTCTTCTCTTTCTGGATTACGTCGATCTATCGATTGACGCGTCGGATGTATGGGCAGTTGTACCTTGTTCCTTCGTTATCGATTGGTTCTTACCGATCAATGACGCACTGCGGGACTTTGACAATTTCGCTTCTGCGGGATTCTGGTCAATTGGCGATACTTACGTGACCGAAAAGATTAACTTCCGGTCGCGCTTTTTCGACTATGATATGGAAGATAGCAGTGGGTATTACCCTAACTTACCTTCTGGATCATGGAAGACAAAAATCGTCGAATTTGCGAGGTATGACTGGAGTCCTAGGATTTCTTCCTTTAAAGGAGTTACCCTGCCTAACGGCTGGCAGACTGCTTCAATGGCTGAATTAGCCGGAGCAATGTTTCTTTAACCGTTATCACAGTGTGGTGTGTTTATGAGCTTTTGCTTGAGGAGTGTTCCCTATGTTAACTGACCCGTATACGCTCAGTGCAGCATCTGCATCTGGTCTAACAGCAACGACTTGGAACCGGGCCGCAAAACTTTTAGGCGGCTATGTTCTGTATTCTGAAGCTGCGTCGACTGTTGCTTTACCTCACCAACTCTTACTCAATTCAGCCCTAGACTCAAGTGGGTCTTTGACTAAGAAAAGTACGTTAATGGTGAAGATGCACCGAGAATTCGCCTCTGGTACTTCCGGAAATCCCGACTTATTTGTTGGGCCTCGACTTATTGTCGATTTTACGTTAGAAGCTACCGACGCCCAGATTCGTGCCGAAATAGCTCGTCTTTATGACTTTGCTACTCAGACCGTGATCGGGCAGATGAGGAAGGGAAATTTGTAACTTCCCTTGGTCCTTTCTTTAGTTGTCAAGTAACCACATATTATATGGCCACTAACCGTAGAAAGGAGCAAACGCGGGATCCTCTTATAGATCTCGGGTTGGAGGCATTGAATTGTCTCTTTGACGACTTGGTAATCGCCAAAAAGGATTTTCCACTGGAGAGGCTGACCCATGAAGGGTTTGCCTTTTTAACTGACACTTTGCCAGTGCTCGGAAGAGCACTTGACGAGGGTCTAAAAAGCGGACGATTCATCTTACCTTCCGCATTCAAGCACATGCCTGGATGCAGGAAGCTCCCCCAATGTTTGGGTTCGTTGTTCTCGACTATTTTCGATAATAATGGATTCCTTCTCAAAGTGCCTAATATTGAGTCCGTAAGGGCTCTAAGGCAAGTACTTTTTTACTTTTACAAGACTGAAATTGCTTGTAGCGTTGAGAAAGAAGAGCGCGTAATTGAGAAGTTTCTCAAGGACGAATACGAGGGTATTGCTGAAAATGCGCTAATTACGCACTACAGTAAGATTCATCCTCGTGGTCTGTTCCACGACATACTGTCCGAAGCTAAGAGAGAGATCTATCGAGTGTTCGGTGATTACGATCGTAATACCAAATACTCCTTGACCTTCACTCACGGCCCAGGCAGTGTGGCGGATGCTCTAATCGAAGCTAAGGATCAAACTCCTATCCCGTATTCTCTTGCAGAGTATTGGGGTTCTTGTTTACTTGGGAGTGACGACTTTGAGTCTATCTCTCACAAGCAAGTTGCTTCAGCGCGTGATTCGCGCCTTGAATTGGAGTCTCGAACTTCTAAGGTCAAATTAGTACCAAAGGATTCGAGGGGACCTCGATTGATTGCGGTGGAACCTACTTGGAACCAATTTCTGCAACAAGGTTTACGAAACTGGATATACACCCGTGTCGAAAAGTCTTCGATGGGGCAACATGTTCATTTCTTGGACCAGTCGAGAAACCGGGCATCAGCCCTTATCGCTTCCCTGTATAAACTGTTG